AGTGTGCAGTCTATACAGTAATTGACACAGTAATGATTTCGGTCTATATTGACCAAAAACCTTACCAGTTAGGTTAACTGGGCAAATCCTTGGATAAAACCATGTCAGACAAAGAAGCAGGACAAGTCCTGACGAGTGAAAACTCAGCAGATTTTTACGCTAATAAATTAGGTTTAGCTACTGAAACTGAGCCTGTGCAAACAGAGGTGGTTGAGGTTAAGAGTGAGCCAGAGGCGCAAGATGATGCAAAGCCAGCAGAAGACCCAAAGCCAAATCGACTAGAGAAGCGTTTTACAGAGATTACTAGACAACGTGAAATGGCTCGTCAGGAAGCTGAACGAGAGCGTACGAGGGCTAGTGAGCTAGAGGCAAGGCTAAAGGAGCTAGAAGCAAAGGTCAACCCTAAACCAGTTGAGCAGACTTCAGAGCCTAAGCCAGATCAGTTTGCAGATGCGTTTGAGTACGCAAAAGCATTAGCTGAATACTCGACTGAAAAAGCGTTACGAGAGAGAGACAAACAGGAAGAATTGCGTAGAACTGAAGCAGAACGTGCTAAGACATTTGAGGCATGGAATCAGAGGCAAGCGCAAGTGAAGGCAGAGTTACCTGACTACGATGACATGATTGCATCTTCAGATGTGGTCGTGTCAGACCAAGTTAGGGATGCGATTTTCGATAGTGAAGTAGGCCCAAAAATCCTATACCACTTAGCAGAAAATCCAGACGTTGCTGAAAAACTTTCTAAGATGACTGCTCTTGGTGCTCTAAGAGAGATTGGTAAGTTGGAAGCTCGATTTGAGCAACCAGCACCAAAGACTGAGGTGAAACCTGTTGTTAGATCAAACGCACCCAAGCCTATCAGTCCACTTAGATCATCTAGTGCTGCTGTGGATACTCCAATAGACTCTAATGGTGAGTTTACTGGTACTCCAGCACAATGGCGAGAGATGAGAAAAGCAGGAAAGATTAGGTAAAAACTTTTTAACTTTTTTTAAGGAAATCAAATGAGTAATAATCTCTTAACGATATCCAAAATCACTAACGAAGCGCTAATGGTTTTGGAAAATGAGTTGACCTTCACGTCAGAAGTAGACCGCAACTACGATGACCAGTTCGCTGTTGTCGGTGCAAAGATTGGTAACACAGTCAATGTACGCAGACCCGGACGCTTTATTGGTACGACCGGTCCGGCCCTCAATGTCGAGGACTTTAACGAAACTTCAGTACCCGTAACCCTCTCAACGCAATTCCATGTGGACACGCAATTTACCACGGCTGATCTTGCATTGAGCTTGGATATGTTCTCTGATCGTGTGTTGAAGCCTGCCGTTAACAGTAGCGGCTACGTTCACTAAGAACGTAGAAAATCACCCCTGATTGACTTGGACGGCCTGAGGAGGCTAACAAGGGGCAAGCAAGAGAAATCTGTGCAGCCTGAACGACTAAGTGGGGAGACACCTAAGGGTGATGCGATAGTCTGAACTCTGATATAACCTAAATGAAGTCAGAGAGGGTAGATCGAAGAATCAACCCCGCCAGAAATGGTCAGTAAGCGAAAGCCGAAGTAACAGAATGTGCTGCAATTGCGAATAAGATTGACAGAGATGGATTGGTTATGGCCAAGAACAACACAGCAAATATTGTTGGTACTGCTGGAACTCCTCCAACAGGTCTGATTACATATTTGACTGCTGGTGCTTACCTTGACTCTGAAGGTGCTCCTCGTGATGGTCGTAGATCAGTAACCATTGAGCCATTCACCTCTGCAACTATTGTTGATAGCTTGAAAGGCCTCTTTGTGCCCCAAGAAGCTATTGGCGAACAGTATCGCAAAGGTTTGATGGGTCGCGACAGCGCTGGGGTTAATTGGAAAATGGACCAAAACGTTGTGTCCCAACAGTTTGGTGCTTGGACAGGTGGAACTGCTGGTTCTATTACTGTTAATGGCTCAAACCAAGGTCTTGCATCAGGATGGGCACAAACATCTACGATCAACATCACAGCTACTGCTGCTGGTGCATTGAATCAAGGTGATGTGATTACTTTTGCAGGTGTGTACGCTGTTAACCCACAAAATCGTCAAGCCTATGGCAATAACAAGTTGAGAAACTTTGTTGTTACATCTGCTGTCACTTTGTCTAATGGCAATACATCAGTAACAGTTAGCCCTGCATTGATCTATGGTGGTCAGTTCCAAAACGTTACAGCATCTCCCACAAGTGGTGTTGCAGTTACTCCTTTCTCAATTGGAGTGTCTGGTTCTGGTACATACTCACCACAGAACATTATGATGCACAGAAATGCGTTCACCTTGGCGGTGGCGGATCTCGAATTGCCTGAAGGTGTCCACTTTGCTGGTCGTGCCTCTGACAAAGAGATTGGTCTTTCAATGCGTGTGGTCAGGCAGTACACCATTAACAATGACAGTATTCCAACTCGCTTGGATGTGTTGTATGGATGGGCACCTCTGTACCCTGAGTTGGCTTGCCGTATCGCAGCTTAATTAACAATTTAAGGAGTAATTCAACATGAGTAATCCCGGACCAGCAACCACAGTCAGCAATCATCCCCAAAACTTGGCTACAAACCAAGCCTTGCGTTTGATTGCTTCTGCTCAATCAGTTAACTTGGCCTACGCTGGTGACACAGCAATGGCTCTTGTCGATGTGAGCAAATTCGTACCTGTTAGCGTAATCATTACCAATGGCCTTAACTCTAGTGGTGCTACAACCACAATTGCTACTGCTACTGTTGGTGTTTACACAAACACAGGAGCAACTGGAACAACAGTATTGACTACTGCTGCTTTGACAAGCAACACAGGTGGCCCTTATGTGACCATTTCTGCTGCAACAAATCCGAACACAGCTATATCTAGCTTCAGCAATTTATATGTAAATGTTGGAACTACGATTGCAGCTACTTGTGACGTATTTGTTTATGGCTACGACCTCACATTTTTACCTTAATTTGTGAGTAAATAAGAAGAAGGCCATCCTCAAAAGGGGTGGCTTTTTTCGCTTTTCAGATACAATCATCCAAAAGGAGTTTTTATGTCATTACAAACTACGATCCTCAGAGGAAACATCCTCAATTCCTTCCTTGTTTACCCAACATTGACACCTGCAGCAGTCTCTGGTTCACAGGCAACTCAAACATTTACTATTCAAGGTCTTTTGCTTAACGACTTTGTAAATATTTGCTTGCAAGGTGCTCAGACTACTGGTGTTGGCATTGCTAATGCTTGGGTATCTGCTGCTAACACTTTGTCAATTCAATTCACAAATAGCACAGGTTCTTCTGCAACTCCTGCATCTGGTGTGTATACATTGGGTGTAGATCGTTTGGAAGGCACAATCCTTCCTACTAATGCAGTTTAATCATGGCAGGTTCAACAGTCCAACGTAATGCTGGTCAAACAACTGCGTTATCAGTTACAAGCACGAGCCATGCCTCGACTTTGATTGATGACACAACGAATGACCAGATCAACTACGCATCTTTCTTGAACACAGGAGCAAGCCCCATTGCTGTGAAGTTTTCTAGCTTCTCACCATGCCCTGCTGCTGTGTTTCCTGTAGATGGTTCAACACTTGGCGATTTCGTTCTTCCTGCAGGAATGTCATCTCCATTGATTCTAGCAACTCCTACAACTCCCTTTTACATGACTGCTATCAGTAACTCAGGTACTGCTGGTATTCTGTATGTGACACCTGTAGGTGACCAAAGTTGATTATGGGGGGTGCAATTCCCCCCTTTTTTTTAGGGTAGATTATGAGCAACAGCATTGCTAATACAGTAACAACCAACATATTGCCTGTTCAGGCACTATATGACCCAACAACTTTGGCCTTTATTACTTTTATTGGCCCTGCTGGTTTGCCTTTTACATCTGCTGCAGGTGGTGTTTCTAGTGTCAATGTCTCAGGAGGCACAACAGGACTCACAACTACTGGTGGCCCTATTGTTTCAAGTGGAACAATTACAATTGGTGGTACTTTAGCTGTTACCAATGGTGGAACTGGAGCTACAACTAACGCAGGTGCTCTAAATAATCTATTGCCTACTCAGACAGGCAATTCAGGTAAATACCTGACAACAGATGGAACTAACGCATCTTGGGCTACTTCTGGTGGTGGCTTGACCATTGCATTGGATACAACTACCAATGCCTCAAGATATTTGACATTTACAAGTGCAACAAGTGGTGTTGTCAGTACAGAAAACGTAAGCACATCACTTTACTTTAACCCTTCAAGTGGATCATTGACTGCAACTACTTTTGTGGGTGCTTTGACAGGAAATGCCACAACTGCAACAAGTGCAACGACAT